GGAATCGAACCAGGGACACAAGGATTTTCAGTCCCATAATTATATTTTTGAATAATTATGTGTTGTTTGAATTTTTATATGAAAATCAATGTTTTAAGCTTCCAAATGTGGCGATTTTATTTTGTTTATTTTTATCTATTTTTGTTTGTTTTTGTATTTTTGTGTCGAAATTGTGTGTTGAAATAATAATTATCCTATCAAATGAACTATTCAAAAGACGGAATAACAGTTGCGCCCATAATAGATACGAGTCATCCGAAAAAGAACGGAAAGTGCCCCGTAAAAATTCGTGTAACCTATCGCCGGGATCGTCGCTATTATCCGACGGGCAAAGACCTTACCTTGGATGAGTGGGAAGGTCTGACTACAACGAAGGTTCGCGCCCTTGTGGCCGTTCGTAAAGATATAGAAAGCAGTTACCAAATTGTTCGTGGGGTTGTTGAGGAATTGGCACGCGACGGTATTTTTTCATTCGATAGCCTCAACAAGCGATTGAAACGTTCGGGGGTTGATACTCTTAACCGTGCATTTGCGGCTAAAATAGCGGAATTAAAAGAGCAGGATCGTATCGGGTCAATGCTGGTTTATAATGTTGTTATACAGGGATTGGAGCGGTTTGCCGGGGATCGTATTGCTCTTGAATCTATAACGGTGGATTGGGTAAGACGTTATGAGCGCTTTCTACTCGGAGAAGGTAAGAGCCGTACAACGATCGGAATACACATGCGCCATTTACGAGCCATATTGAACGATGCTTGTCGATGCGATGCGATTAAACCCGCGCAATACCCGTTCGGCCGAGGGAAATATGAAATACAGGCCGGTGAGGGCCGTAAATTGGCTTTAACGCTGGAGCAGATCGGGCAGATCGCCCGCTATGAGGATGGGAACGAAGCAACGGCCAAATACCGGGATTATTGGCTGTTCCTCTACTTGTGTAACGGGATCAACGTCGCCGATTTCGTGAAATTGCGGTATCGTGATATTGTGGACGGTGAAATCTGTTTCGTGCGTCAAAAGACCGAGCGCACGACTAAGACCCGTAAGGAAATCCGGGTCGCGGTAGTTCCCCAGATGCAAGCTATTATCGACCGCTGGGGTAATACTCCAGCACCGAATAACTTTATTTTCCCAATTCTCGACGGGTCGGAGGATGCGGTGCAGAGCCACGCTAAAACAATAGCCGCTACCGGGTTAATCAATAAACGGATGCGGATGATCGGGGAGCAGCTCGAAATTGGGAACATATCGACCTATACGGCGCGTCATTCGTTCGCTACGGTGTTGAAGCGTGCCGGGGCGAATATCGCCTACATATCGGAAAGCCTCGGCCACCAAGATCTGAAGACGACGGAAAACTACCTTGCCAGCTTCGAGCGAGAGGAACGAGAGAAAAATGCTGCATTACTGACGAATTTTTAATACGATTATTTGCATAATGCGCCGCAGTGCAGTACCTTTGTCATATCGTGTTATTTTAGTTGGAATGATCGGCGGGGCACATCTTATTTCCGTCGGTCATTCCGTTTTTACTGCATTTCTCCTCTTGGATGTGGTGAATAGCAACAACCTCACGCCTAACCGACGCACTATTTCGCCGGACAAAGGGTGTTTCATTTTGGAACAGTGCTTACAGTGACGGAGAGAATGTCCGCCAAATGGACGATGAAACCTGGTGTTAATAGATTTTGCCTTTCCTGTTTCACCTTGCGAACGATGCTATTCTTGCTTTTGTAGTTTATAGGCGTGCACGATGCCTCATACTTTGCCTCAACTCCTTATGCAACACCTTGCAACTTATTCCCTACGTACTGCGCTTTTGCCAAGAGTTATACGGCATCGCGATTGATGAACAGCGAATCATTGAAGTGTTTTTTGTTTTCCCCTATGAAATACGGCAAATTCTTCGCCTTTTCGATTCTTTCGGTGTTGTCCTCGACCCATCGTTTGAAGTTGTCGGGCACATCCTTGACCTCATTCAGCGGTTCCTCCCAAAAATCCCTATCCGTGCCCTCGTTGGCTATAATTGGCACTGCATAGCACTTGCAGTTCGGGTGCCACCCGATGAATTTGAAAGATTTCGGATATTTTCCCTCCATTGCGTCACATATTTCCAGCGGCGCACGCCCTTTTTTGAAGCGCGGATACCAGAACTTTGCCAGCCACTGTACGTGCGATTTTGATGTTTTTACCTCATATCCGACAATAAAATCAAGTTGTTGCCAGCGGATACTGTCGGCTTCACGATAAGCGCTGTTTATTTCGGTGCGAGCCATACGCATAGCATTCTGATAAGATGACCGGTAAACGCCTTGCCCAGGGTGATAAGCCTGCGCCACTTTCGACAGGGTAAGATTGCCGAACGCATTTCGGACACGTCGAAATAGTTTGTCCGGCTCATTCAGATAGACGCGTACATCACGGCTTATATCGGCAGCGCTTCGGCCTTCGCTGATACCTATAGATAAGGATAATTCTATGTGCCGTTCGAACTGCTTGGCGATACTCCAAACTCTTTCGGATAAATTATGCCCGTAAGTTGTTCTACGTTGAAATGCCTCAAGTGCACCGAGATTGTGAAGCATCCATCCTTTTTTCGGATTGTCGAATAGTTGTTTTACCCATGAATCGTTCTTGTCGTTGGCAAAAAACCATTCCGAAGTGATCCCCGCTGTAATTATAGTGGACAACTTATTTCGGAATGAAGATAACGAGGCATCGGCTTGTTTACTACGGCTTTTGTTTGATGAGAAGGCGAACAATCGCCCCGTATTGGGTTGATATTTATATCCCATTCCCAGTCGAATCAATTCATCCGAGGCCACATCATACAAAGCCTCTATCTGTCGTAGATATTCTTCGACATGCGTTTTATGCTGTTGCTCCCATTGGGCGGCTTTCAAATTCAATCCGGGCATCGTTTCGAATTAGAATGTTGGCTCTATAATATTGTTCATAGATGCCTCTGCCTTCGCTTGCTTTATTCGCTCGATTTCAGCGGTAACATCATCGGCCGTTCCCATTAGTTCAACGCCCTTTTCCAGCGACATAACGCCATCCTGCACAGCACGGCCTATAGCCGCCCAACGTGCGGTGACATCTTCATTGAACGGTTCGGCAAATTCGTGTTCTATTTTGAGCGCAGCCAAATCAGGACGCAAATGAATATGGGTTACATTCATCATAATAGCGAGAATAAGATTTTTCTCCCTATCTACGGCTATGTCGTATATCTCTTTATTATTTTCGCGCTTGATATATCCCAGTACCATCGCGCGTTTGATCGCTTCGCCCGACAAAGTTCCCAGCCCAGCCATTTTCTCGGGTGTAAACTCGGGCGTGAAAGTGTCGAACAAGATGGACTGCGCGAGGTCTTCCTTTTCCCGTTGCTGCGTCTCGGAAGAGGTCGGTGGATTGATGTACTCGAATTTTGAATCCGCTCCGGTCATCCGAATCATTTTCCCGGGCTTGTCGGCTCGACCTTTCAAAAAATCTACGACATCGCCCGTTGCTGCGGCGATAGGGTCTGCGAAATAGTTATTTGTGTCGGATATTTTGCTGTCTATATCCTCCTCGCGGTCTATGCGGGGGTTGAGGCCTCCCCACGCTTTATCCTGTCGGTAGTAGATAACATTGATTTTTCCGGTTGGATTGGGAGTTGCAATAACCTCCCAATTAAGAGATCCTCGTTTGCATCGGTAGATCGTATCAGGTGTTTGAATATCGAAATGCTCGATAGTTGATGTCCCCTCTTTAAGGTAGTACCCATACCCGAATGCAATGAGGTTCTCGTATAGGTCGAATAATGGACGTAGGGTGTATCCTTTCGACTTGCAAATTACCACAACTTTTACCTGCGGTTGGAAATTCTCGTCCCGATAGATGTGGTAGAGCTTGGCACATTCAGTTTCTGCTCCCGCAATGCGTTTTGCTTTACGCATGGAAACGTTGAATCGTGTATCTTGCAAAAATTGATTATATGCTTCGAAAGCCTCGTCCGAACCTTCGTTGTTCACCTTCTTCCATCGTATCGGATTCCCGAGCAGAAAGAATAGTTCCACCTCATTGATGTACTTCTGTCGTGCACGAGGCAACTTCTCGGTACGATAAGGCTCCTGGCCTTTCCGCATCTTATCGGCCTTTCGCATAATACGGTGGAGTTCGGGGTTATATTCCTGAATCGCCTGCAAAACCTCCGTATCGCGATTCTGCATAAGTGTTTGAGCCTGTGTAATGTCTTTGTCCTTGATAAGCGTAAGCAGATCACGTTCTGCACCGGTTGCATTCAGATATTTATTGCGTATCGCATTGAGTAGGTTGTCTATAAATCCCATATCCGTACTTTTTACCAAATTCCTAAATCCTCTTTGTCTAAATCTTCTTCATTGTTGAAATACCCCCGCTTTTCGATTACTCCGGTCAGGGCATCTTCGGCGTCGTCATGGCTGTTGAACTCCTGCTGCTTACGGTATGATTTGACATGCGAGGCGAACTCCGGCCATTTGTGCTCCCATCCGGTCGGAAAATAAATAAGGTTTTGCACTTCATTCGATCGCGTGAAAATACGCACCCTTTTGTTGGCGGTCTGCGTAAATGGGTTGAACGATGTAAAGTTGTTACCGATTATTCGGCACTGCGCCTCAACATTGCGCCCGAAAGACCTGCCGCCATTGTTGCTCTCGACGTAGCAGATCTCCGTCTTGTTTCGGGACAGCATCTCGGCTGTTGCCGGCTCGGTATATTCCATCGGTTTCTGTGTATATAAAATGTCCGTCACGAAATTGCCGATGGGAGTTTCCGTATAGCAAATAGAACACAGATAGTCACTGCCGGTATCAGCGGTATCCGTGTAGTTCTTTCGCTTCATAGATGCTGCATATGGAATTATGTCGTATGTCTTAAACTCTCCATACATCAAACCTTCCAGCGGCTTCGGGTTCTGCATATATTGCGTTTCAAAGACAAATGAGTTCGATCTCTCGATTTTGTGCAGTTCCTCCAGCGTATGCTTAAATTCCCAGAGAGGCTGTTCCTGTCCGTTTTCGTCATGCCAGATGCAGGGCAACGAAAGTACCGTCCATTCCTCCGGCTCGATCTCCTGAAGATAGCCGCATAGATCGTGCTCATGGAGCCGTTGCATAATGATTATGATAGGCGTATTGCGCGAGTTCACGCGGTTGCGGATAGTCGATTCAAAGCGATTGTTCACCCGCTCGCGGATCGTTTCGGATAGTGCATCTTCCGGTTTGATCGGGTCGTCGATAACAATAGCTCCCGCAAAATCGCTTTCCCACGCAGGAATAAAATCACCCATTTCGCGCCGCTCCCTATACGGATCATTTACTTGACCTGCACCAAATCCTGTAACCTGTCCTGCTGCACTTACTGCATACAGTCCGCCTCCGACGGATGTATACCACTTTTTAGCATTCTTGCTTTCGACGACTACTTCAGGGAAAAGCCGCTGGTAGTAGTCTGATTGTACCGTTTCATTGATCTCTTTCGAGTTGTCGAGAACAAGATCATCGGAGTATGATAGGTGTATGAACTTACTGCGGGGGTTTAACGCCAGCCCGTAGGCGATGAAGTTCTTAGAGACAAGTTCGGTCTTGCCATATCGTGGCGCAATATTGATAATAAGACGCTTTATTTCGCCACGGACGACTTTGTCAAGAGCTTCGCATATTTTGCGATGATGATCGCCGACAATAAACCGCATCCCCGTCTTATGCTTGAACATGTAACGGGTGAAATTCAGCATACCGGAAAGACAGAAGGTACGCTCTATGTCTATGTCGCGAATCGGAGTAGTGCGTTAATACTCTTCGTTAAGTTTTAACCCATATTGTCTTGCCTCTTCGGGAGAGAGAGTGCGAGGTGGAATAAGTTCGGCACCATCTGCTCCTGTAACCTCTTGACGTTCTACATATCCCCGTTTTTTTCCGCGTGTTTTGAGAGTGAAAATGATCGCTGTTTCGGAGGGACGTTCGATCCAACCGGCAAATCTCTTTTCGCCATTCTCGTCCTTTTCGATGGCCGGAACGCCGGCAACCAATTTACGCAGGTTGCTTTCGGCCAAATCAACGAACCGTTCACGGGAATCTTCGAGGGCTTGGGCGAATTGCTCATCATCATTGCACCATGTGTAAATTGTGCTACGCTCTACACCTAAATTAGCAGCTATGTCTGACAAAATACCGCCGCAAGCATTTGCAACCTTGCGAAAGGTATCTAATTTCGGTTTTTTGGAGGGCATTGCCATTTTTTATACTGTCGTTTTTGTCGTTATTCGACCCGTTCAACCATATCCGAGAACATTTCGCCGGGGATTATTTTGTCGTCTGGCCTGAACCCGAACCGAAGCATGAATGATGATTTCGCCCTATAAGACTTAAAGTTGAGCATTACATAGGATTCGATGTCTTCCGCTTTTTGCTCTGCCTGTTGACGAATCTGTTCTTTCATCTCCTTTACGGCTGCTTTGCGCTCTTCGTATGGCCGTTGTATTTCCTCAAAGTCGTCTATTATGGATGAGGTTCCTGCGTTGATCTCTTCTTGCATGACAGTAATGCCGTATATGTTCATGTCAGCCTCAGAGAGACCGGCCGCCTGATAATCTATTTCAGGTACGAGCACTCTCATTTTCTCCATGTCGAACTCTCCCATAGCTGATGGCGAGTTCATGAAGATGTTTTGTTCACGCTCGGTCTTGTCGTCCATATCTACGGCTTCGACTTTGATGTCGTAGTCTGTTTCGGGTGTTCCGTCGTAATTGTTGATGATGTCGAGAGTTTGCACACGCTTGTGCCCTGAAACGAGATAGGAGCTGCGGCGGTTCCAAACGATGCCACCGAGATAGCCGACGGTCTTGAAGTTCTTTTTGAGCTTCTTGACCACTTCGGGATCCTCCTTTCGGGGATTATAAGGTGCGAAGTTGATTTCGGAGCGTTTGATTACGACCGTTTCACTTTGCTTGTATTTGGGCTGCTGCTCTTTTCTCTTCGTCATATCGCAGTAATATATTTCGGGATAAGGGAAATACTTTGTAAATCTTTTCGAGGTCTTGAGGATAGTGTTGGCGCAGGTAATCGAATACCTCTGGTAAAAACGTCAGACCTTGCGATTTGTTCTTGTTGTAGGATATGGGTTCAGGCAGTTTTTTTGCCTTGATGTAGGCCATGACATCTGATTTCTTCCACTTGGATATAGGATAAATCTTGTTCGTATTGCTTATGGCTTCATTTTCATATCCGCGCAACATAAGACAGCGATTCATCCCGTCCGACTGCTTCATTCCATAAAACGTGTAGTTTATGCCAGTTTTCAGACGTATGCTTTCATCAACGTCTCTCAATGATAATAGCTTTATGCTGGGATTCGGGATGCAATATAGCCCACAACGCAAAACACGCGTCAACGTCCAATGGGGGACTTGCAGTATGGTAACATTGGCATAACGAGCTTTGACTGCTCGCAAATAGTTGTCAATGTGGTCGAGGCCCTTGACGAAATACATGAACACGCAAACGATCTCTTTGAAGTGCGGAGCCATTAGGTCGAGCAATACCTCGCTGTCTTTGCCACATGAATAAAAAAGGATCGCCCTGTCCGTTTTTTGACGGACAGAGGCAATCACTTCGTTTGCATGGTCTATCGGGGTCATGATTAACCTGTTGCCATGCCAAAGGCGGCGCGAATGTCGCGTGCACGACCGGCACGATTCGTCGCACGACCGCCTACTGCACGATAACGAACACGGCTAACGCCGCTCGTCCGATTGATTCGATTTCTTACTGAATTTCGAGTGCAGCTTGAATTTTAGAAGTTTGACAATAGATTTAACCTACAGAGAGGCCTCGGGCAGCAGACTGCCGAGCTCTTGTATATGCACTGGTTGCTCTCGCATACCTATTCGCAATAACACCATTTCGGCCACCCATATTTGCGAGGCTACTTAATCCTACAGCAGGATTAGGTGTGCGGCGTCGCAATTCACTCGTTATACGGCTGTATTGCGCGTCGAGCTGAGCTGCTGTTTTTTGTCTTCGTCTTCGAGTGCGGCAATGATTTTAAGGGTTTAACAATTCATTTTCTCGATTACCTTGCCGAGCTGGTAGTCGATCTCGGTCATGGTGTATTCGTTGCCGTTGTGCTCGTACACAATCGGCTCTTTTGTCTCTTCATCGCATACGTCGATCAACTCAGCACCTTTGACTTCGACCAGCGCACCGGGGCGGTTTGTCTCGTAACCCACCCAGAACTGAATAGCGTCGTAGTGGTTGATAACCGTATCGACGCCTTTGTCGCTGTCCCATGCCGATTCGGGTACATCGCTGTCTTTCTTGTAGACTTTGCCCGTACTGTTGTCTCGGTACGAAATGTATTTCGTATTGGTCGGACGTACTTCGCGGGTCTCGATCTTCTTTTCGCCCGACAGAATAGCGTCGAACCACTTCTTTTTGATGATAAGCGTTAAAATCTTCATACTGCTTGTTTTTTAGTAGCGGGGGCAAGAATCGAACTTGCGCCTGCGGGACACTAACCCGCCGTGGTAACCTCTGCACTACCCCGCATATATCTGTTCGATGCAAAAGTGGACACGTTCGGCACATTATGCAAATCTTACTACTGAATTATTTATTAAAAATACGATTTTTTATTGAGAGCTGCAATTTTTAAGGTCTTTTCTTCACACACCCTTTGCAGCGGATAATCTCAAGCACTACTGCGTCATATTTGACGATCAATAGGCTGTCGCGATTGTTGTCTGCACCTTTGTAGGCTTTACACCCACACTTCAGCCGCGTGCGGTGACATGTCGCGTCCGTCAATTCGAATGCCTTTTTGAGTAATGTCAAATCGCTGCGTTTTTCTACGTACATCGTTGGTTTCATATTATATAACTTTTACAAAGTTGAACATTCTGAATGACCGCCAGCCCTCGGCAACCGTATCGTAATAGGTTACGAGGTGTTTGTTAGGCTTACGGTCGTCACCTTTTGTTTCGGGGCATAAGTCGTCCTTAAGCGTACCGAATGCCTGTCGCAATTCACCCGTACTCGATTTGAGGTAGAAGAACTGCACGATGCCCGCGCGCATCTTTATCTTCAATTTGAACACCTGCCATGCCTTATGCAGACACTCAGCAAAGGTTACACCCGTCGCGCGGCACATCTGCCACGCCGTGCGCATGATGATGGAAAGGTCGGTTCGTTTCATTGTTATAATAGGTTAAAAGTTGGCTTTGAGTTTTAACAGTCGTAATACTTCGCGTAACTCGCTATTGGTGTACCTCTCAGCCACCTCACGTGATACACCGTTTGTGTTCATTGCGATTTTGATCGCAGCCTCTCGGTTCACCTTGAAGGATTTTCTTGTCTTCATAGCTTTTCAATTTTTTCAAATGTAACATAATACAGCCTATTGCCAACGAGTACCATTGCGATATTCAGTTTATCGAACTGTCCTCGATATTCACCAGTATTGCGTCCGAATCTCACCCGGTCGCCAATTTTTATGTCTTTCATATCTTTCATTTTTACCACCGGCGGCAGGTGCCGCCACGCTTCGGGCCTGAGGTCTGTTTATAGCCGCCCGAACGGCTTTATTCGAGGTCGAGACGATATAGCAGCAGTTCACAATCTTCAACATGCAAGACCCGTATAGGCTCGACTTATCGCACAAACGATAAGATATCGTCTTTCTCGACATATATGTATGCCCATTGGCCGTTAAGCACCTCTTTTTCTTTGGTGCCGAAATAGGCGACTGTATCGTCTATATCTTCAACAAGCCCCCATGCCCCGTTGTCTAAACCCTCTCGACCGATTGCGTCGATCACTTTAAATGCAAATGCGTTCATAGTCGTAATATTTAAGCGTTGTTTTGATTTTATGATGCAAATATAAGCATCATTTTGATTTCTTGCAAATTTTTCAGTAAAAAAATTTAATTGTCGTTAAAATATTTTGTCTATAATATAAATGTGACTATATTTGCGGATATAAATGATACCAAAATGCGAGTTAAAGAAATTCTGAAAGAAAGGGGTATAACCGCAAAAGAGCTTGCGGCTACAATAGGCATGACCGAAACGGGGTTGAGTATAGCGATAAGCGAAAAGGGCAATCCGCCATTGAAAAGATTACAGGAAATTGCTGCGGCATTGGATGTCAGCGTCGCCGAGCTGTTCGCCCCCCAGCCGACGAACACGATCACTTGCCCCAAATGCGGGACGGTGCTGGAGATAAAAGAAAAGGAATAAATAAAACTACATTCCTATGACACAAAAGCAGGCCATACAGTTGTTCGAGGACCGCAAGGTGCGCACCGTTTGGGACGAGCGGACGGAGACGTGGTATTTTTCCGTTCTCGACGTGATCTCCGCTCTGACGGACACCGTGAATCCGACCGATTATTTCAAGAAGATGCGCAAGCGGGATGAAGCGCTCGCCTCGTTCGTGGGGACAAATTGTCCCCAGATAGCCATGAGGTCAGAAACGGGAGTGATGCGCAAGACGCTGGCCGGAGATGTGAAAACCGTCCTGCGGATTATCCAGTCGATTCCGTCACAGAAAGCCGAGCCTTTCAAGCAATGGATGGCGCAGGTGGCAAGCGACCGCCTCGACCAAATGCAAGACCCTGAGTTATCTATTGAGCAGGCCGTAGCCGATTATAAACGCCTTGGATATTCGGATACATGGATTAACCAACGCTTGAAAAGTATCGAAGTCCGTAAACTTCTCACTGACGAGTGGAAACGCGGGGGCGTTGATGGAACGCAATATGCCACCCTTACGGACATTATCACGAAGGAGTGGGCCGGACGTACCACGAAAGCCTACAAACGTTACAAGGGGTTGAAAAAGGAGAACCTGCGGGATAATATGACCAATGTCGAACTGCTGTTGAACTCATTGGCCGAGGCCTCTGCTACCGAACTTTCCCGAAACGAAAATCCAATAGGTTTCAAGGCCAACGCCAACGTCGCCAAACGGGGCGGTACAGTAGCTAAAGTTGCCCGACAACAACTCGAAAGCCAACTCGGACACTCTGTCGTATCACCCCTCAACGCTCGGCAATACCTCGGAACGTTGCCCGACAATCCGCCACCCGAAACAGCGCACCTTACTTCAGCGGTAAAATCGACGAAACCGATTACATGCGACACCTCAAACGAGGAGGAATAAATAGTTCTCAACTTAAAAACACAAATGAAACTAAAGTAATAAACGCATCGAATTCGATGCGTTTTAGAATATGAAATGTAATATGGAACCGTCTCTGAATATTCGATCATTTCGAATAGGCAATTTAGTGTATAACTCCCATCTTGAGCGAATTGGGTATATTGCAGAAATTACGCGTGCAGACATGACGTTATTTCATGGTGAGATGCTAATTAAGGAAGCCGGATTTTATCATGAGATTTTAGATAAAGTAGTATTAGGAGATGTTAGGCCTATACGTTTGACTCCAACGTTATTGGAAAAATGCGGCTTTGAGAAAGAATTTAGCGACTGTTACCAACGATTTGACTACTATATCATCCCCCGTGTGATATGTTTATCTCCTAAAAAAGAAGGGTTCTGTTGGCAGGTGGAAGACGAAATCGACGATTGCAATGTGGATGTGCCCATAAAGTATCTGCACCAGCTCCAGAATATATATTTTACATTGACCGGAACGGAGCTGAATGTAGAAAAGATATATGATGCGAGAATGTAAAAAGCCGAGTTCCCTCGGCTTTCTGTTTATCATTTCAAACCGACCGAATCAAAAATAGGGTACGGTTCGATATGTCATTTTCTCGGTTCATGATTGAGGCGGGATTGTGAGTTGATTATCTTTTTTAGTCGGTCTCGACCGCAATACCTCCAATATCACTCGGTCACCGTCGAGAACCAGCATCCCGTGTCGGCGGGGATCACCACCTTTGGTGCGGTGCTCGGCCTCGCATTCGGTGCGGATCCGGACACAACGGAAACCTGCGGCCTCGAAAGCCGATCCGATTAACGATAGGTCGCTGCGCTTGGGGACGCAGTACATGGGTTTAATTGCCGCTTTGATGCGGCCCATGCGTTCGATGCGCTTTTTCATTTTGATTTAGCAATAAAAAACTGCGTTACGAGTTGCTCGGCTCAAAATGCAAGCCGTCGGGCGTTTCCGCTACCGAACTCGACGCAGTTAAATTTAACTGTATGTATAGATACAAAATACCCAATATGGTTGGATATGTTTGCATCGCATTTTGATTTAGCAATGCAAATATAATGATTTTGTAGGGAATAACAAAGGCGAGATTTATTCTCGCCTTTGTTTTGAAACATATATCCTATCTGATTACTTTTTTTGAAGTTTTATTTCCAGTGTTATATTATCTCCTGCTACACCCATAGACACTTCGGCAATTCCGTTTGAGATAGAATGTACTTTGTATCTGTATAATTCTTCCCCGTCTATATAAGTATATATCATATCCCCTTCAGCTTTGTATGTTCCTGAACCGTTGCCAAAATACCCGCTTCCCGAATATGTACCATTTTCATAAAATACAACAGAGAATGCAAGATTTGTGTGTGGCGGTTGGGTTATATCTATCCATTCGCCGTTACTTTGTATGGCAATTCCCTGCCATGTGCCATAAAGATTCTCAATGTCGAACTTGAACGATTCTTGCTCATCCTTTTCGCACCCCATAAAAGTAACTGCACAAATAACAGCCATCAAAAGTAAAAATTTTTTCATAACATAAATTGTATTGGTTAGATGCTGCAAAGTTACAAAATTCCCCCCCCCGCAAAATAATGAGCCTATTTTTTTGAAGTTGTGCCGAAAGTTCCGAGGTTTGTAAAAACGCTGAAGCTATGATTTTTATTTTTATTTTGTTTATCCTTATTACTATGTTTGTCGTGGTAATTATATCCGAATACCGCTTCAACAAGATAATAAAAGCCCACGATAAACGAATGCGCCAGATGTTTTCCGATATTGAAGAGGCGTGTAAATAGACTTATTAAATTACGAATTTTCATCTTACAAATACCGTTATGTTATTAGTACTTGGAATTGGGCTGGTAGCACTGGCCGTAAGCGTTTATCTCATATATAGGGATATTGATGATATTAAGTATCGTATGGGCCATATAGAGAACGATATATCACGTATGCGCAAGTGAGTATATAACGTCATTGATAAACTGCCAAATAGTTATAATACCGGCAAGGGCTGCGATTACGATTCCGACGAATTTTATCGCATTCGTAATCTTGCCTCGTCGTTGCTTGCGGTATATAGCTTTTGTCCCTCCGTTATCAAAGTATAACGGAGTGTAGTCTGTTGTCTGAATGTGCGAGTGAACATCCTTAATATATCCTTTCTCGGATAGCACGGCGATGATTCGCTTGTATTGAACCCCTTGATAATCCTCTTGGGATAATATATACCGGACATTAAGGTCTTCCATCAGTTTATCGGCGACCTTTATATCTTCTTTCCGCAGTAAGGTTTCCAGATGCAATATGCTGTTTAGTTAGTTCCACGTTCTATTTTCGGCGGGCCGGGCCTCTCCCGCCGGATTTGGGGCTTCCTTTATTTCAGATAAAATTTAACGGTTGATATGAGTTGGTCCGATAGTTTGTAAATGTCAGTAAGTGCTGTAATTAAATGTTTTGTTCCTTTCTTTTCCTCGTCAAACGTTTCAACATACTTTTTCCCTCCGTTGAAATGCAAGCGACAAATAGGCTTTCGATTGTTATCATCGAAAAGGATAGCGAAATATGACTGCGCATCCCGATCTACGACCCGATCAAGATCAACGGTATTACAGAGAATAGCTCGCACGATGTAGAATCCCATAAGTTCTTCATCAGTGGTCACTATCTTATTTCCATCTTGCATATCCTCTTCATTTGCAACCGATTTCTCCGTGGAGACATTTGAGGACACCTCGACCGACGGAACGTCAGGCGTAATGGCAGATTTAAGCCTTTCGTTTATATAGTCATTCGTGTACTGTTGAAATGCCCGTTGAATCATCGGACGGAACTCGTCAATGATGTTCTTTGTTACCACTCCGTCATAAACCTGTTTAGTCATAAATTTCACAAATAAATCGGATGGATTACTACTTTCCTTGACAATCAATGACCGAAGCGCATTTATGTACTTCATTTCTGTGGCGGAATTGAGTATCATATACGTATTATACTGGTCATGTCGGAATTGCTTCAACTTCTCAATATGGCTATCCTTTAAGTTAAGCATATCTATCTCAAAGAACGGCTTATCGTCCATTTTGTTAGGAGTGTCCAGATCTGTATAGAACTGATAGTTGATTCCATTCGTTAGTACTCCAAATTTGGCCTGCGATACATGGTAGTAGCGGAATAGTTGCGCCTTGTATTTGCTTAAGTCAGCCGACCAATGTTTACACTCAATTAGCATGATCGGCTCGCCGTCCATACATACGGTATAGTCGATTTTTTCGCCTTTCTTCGTTCCATAGTCGCAAATACATTCGGGTGTAACCTCTTCCGGATTGAAAATATCGTAGCCGAGTGCTTGCAAGAACGGGAGGACAAATGAGGTCTTTGTTGCCTCCTCCGTCTTTACATTGTCTTTGAGTTTGCCGACGCGCTCAGCAAGGATTAGAAGTTCGTCTTTAAAGTCCATAGAGTTGGTTTATTTTGAATTATTATCGTCTATATATTTGAGCACGCGTTGTAGTATTTCTCCGTTTTGACGGATGATTTCTGAATTTTGGGTCAATATTATTTCGTATTGCCGATCTCTTTTCTCGAAAAACGAGATGAATTTTTGATCTTTCATACTTGAAATAGAGGGTTCGCGATTACTATAATATAGTAGTATGTATTTAGCATTTGCTTCACTCGGCTCTACCTTGCCACTTAACCATTGACCTATAATCGATTGGGATAATCCCGTGTCCTGCGATATACGATATGCCGTATAGCCCAATTCTTTAAGTAGGTTTATGGCTTTATGTTTCAAATCTTCATTCATGTCGCGATATTTTTATAATACTACATATAAGTATAAATATTTCCAATATAGAATACTTTGATATTTTATTGTTGTGCTAAAATATTTTAGTGTATTTGCATTGTAATTCAATTATTGTATGACAAATTTAATTACAAATAGCGAAAAATCAAGAGGTAACAATGCTGTAGCATTGCTTTTACCCTTCGAACGGTATGTTCAAAGTATCACTAACCTTGAAGAACGCAAGCGACTTTGTGATACTTGCAAGCAGGCTATCGGTATTCGAAGCGACACTCAATTATGGAACTACCGCGTAGGCAACGTCCGGCCTGATATACTGAAGCGACGAGAACTTGCCAAGATCATCCGCCGTCATTCGGGCGACAACAGCTGGACAGCGGACAATCTCTTCCCGGGGGAGTTTTACAACAGATAGATAATATGAAACGCATTAAAAGATTTCACAAGACGAAGTGTGCGGCAGAACGATATATCGCAACACTCGGTACTGATGCCCGATTTTATCATGCGTATAAATGTACGAGCGGCAGTTATTGGGTCGGGACGGAATTAGAATGGTTGAATCGGTACTAATACATCATATGCAAACGATCCGCAATATAGAGTTTTTCAACGATCCCGAGGGAGGGGTAATGGTACGCGATACCGAAGGCGTCCATACTTACCAGCCCGAAGACAAGATGCTGACAGGGGCATTGTTTACCCGCATCGAGACCGAATATCCGAAAGCATTCAAGGCTCTCGCCGAGATTTACCGCAAGAGCCGTGCAAACGTGAACTACTACCGGTTCCTGATCTGCCACCGTTTTATTCGCTGCAATTTCGGACGGTTGGACAACAGGCAGGACATCGACGGGATGGGGCGCTTCACCTTCGAGGATGTGAGTTGTCCGATCAAAGGCGAATGCAAGTATGCCGGCATTATATGTAGCCCCGATTTCGATACCCGATTGACCGAGCGGCAGAAGGAAGTGATGAAACTCTATATGGAGGGGATGGGCGATGAAGAGATCGCGGATATGCTTTACATATCGCCCGAGACGGTGCGCACAACGAAGCGCGACGCCTTCCGTAAGGCCGAGGTACATTCGTTGGCTGAGTTCGCAATCCAATACAAGGATAAGTTATGAAAACTCCGTGGCGATGGTGGCGGGAACGCCAAGCGACCGAGAAAACATGCAAACACTTGGCGCTCATGACGGAAGATATTACAAATATCACAGACCGGCTGGTGGCGTTCGTGTGGGAAGATATTGAAAAGATCATAGACCAAATGTCGGAGGATTTGCTCCGGCCGATTGAAAGTATTAAACCAATAAAAAAGAATGTGCTGAAAGATTTACTTAGCTGCGAAGGCCGGAGGTTCCGGTGTAAGATTGATGGTACTCTTGCCACAGGGATAATTCGAGTGGTAGATGAATGTGTGTATTTATGCCAAAATGAAAAAAATGGGTCTCACAGCATCGACAAAAAAGGATATAAATATGCATGGTGTGTTTACTCTGGAACCGAAGCAGATTTTGCTCATCCCAATGTCAGGGTCACCGATTTCCGGTTTATTCCTATAACCGCCGAAGAGATCGAAGCCTACAAGGATTGGCAGGTGGGGGATCGACTCAGAAAAAAAGACGGATCATCCCGAACTATAGAGGTTATCTTCCGCTTCGGAGAACTCATAGTGGGCAAATTTATCGATACAAGGAGAGCTTTAACTAACTACACCTGCGATGAGCTATACGAGGATGGTTTCCGCCTCATCGTCGATCCTGCTCCTGAGGAGGAGATTGTCGAGGTGACGATGGACGAGATCGCCAAGTTGAAGGGCGTGCCCGTTGAGCGGCTGCGAATGAAGAAGGAGGACAAATAACGACAAAGAGTGCGTGGTAGAATGGTATTACGAATCGATTAGTGGTAAAGACCAAGTGTACTCACGATGCGCTTAATGGACAGTACACCCTGAAGAGCGCAGATGTTCAAACAGAAGCTAACCGATTGAAAGGCATTCCAGACGTGGAATGTTTGCCAGTTCGAATCTGGCCGCACTCCCTAATCAATATAAAGCATTATGAACGAGCCAATTATTATTACCACTCCCGCAGAATTGCGCTCTATTGTCGCTGACGAAGTGGCGGCGATTCTGCCGAAGCTCGCCGATTTCAGGCGTAAGAATGAACCGGTAGAAATCGACAATTTGTCGGTTGAAGAAGCCGTGCGGTTTATTGCGGAGCAAGGTATCCCGACCACCCGTTCGACGATTTATAATTGGGTTTTTCTAAAAAAGATCCCATTTAAGAAAATTGGACGCCGCACGGTGTTTTCCAAAAAGGAGCTTCTTGCTTGGATCGAATCCCGTACGACTTTGCCGGAGGACAGACGGGCCGTTGCAGCTGCGCGTATCGCCGAAAGTGCTAACTGCAAATAAAATGACAGATAGGCTACTACCGAACCAGTGACTAATATGTACTTCTATGCTGTACTGGTCGGCCCTGGTAGTGGATCAACCGAGCACTATCCGCGCCCAAGTTCTTTCATTCGAGTAAAGTTAAGAGTTGAGATTAGTTGAGTTTGCCATTTCCGGGCGCGGATTTTCAAAGTCCGTATCGGGTTGAATGTCCCGATGCGGGCACCAAAGGACGGCACGAAAGCCGTAGGGGTCCTAACCTGCCATAAACCCCGGCCGCAAGGTAGAAAGGTTTGAACGAATAAGCGGTTCATTGAAATACGAGAACCATCCGAAGGGATGTAAAACCCGGCGAGCGACTTGGCGCAGAAGGGCGGATATTAGGCCGATCAATACCAAAAAGCAGGCGACGATCCGGAGCAATTCGGGGAGCCGGTAGCGATATACCCTGCGATTCAGTCGTGGTCTTCGATGACGACAGGGTGCAAATTTTAATCAAAACAATTTACGTGCAATGTCAAACAAAGTATTTACCCCAGAGAACATTTCCAAATTAAAACAGAACGAGGTCTTTGTATTCGGCAGTAATAAGGCCGGTAACCACGTTGGCGGCGCAGCTCGTGTCGCGGTCGAGAAGTTCGGCGCGATCATGGGGCACGGCGAGGGCTTACAGGGCCAGTCCTACGCTATCCCTACGCTCGATGAACAGATGGACAAGGTGTCTACCGAGGAATTGACGCGATCGGTACGGAGATTCGCAGACTATACACGGTACAATACCGATAAGGTTTTCTATGTAACCAAGATCGGATGCGGCATCGCTGGATTCTCGGTCGAAGAGATTGTGGAAGTATTCAAAAGCGTCTCGTTCGGCGATAACGTGGTGCTTCCGCAAGAGTTCGGCGAAGAAAAACATATCGATGGATTTAAAGGGTTCAATGCAGATATGACCTGCCTGGGCTTCAAATTCGAGGAGGGCAAGACTTACGAAGAGGATGTTGAGTTGAAAGTTTGTAATCGAGGCTTTCATTTCTGCGAATCACCGTTCTCTGTCCTTAGCTATCGTGATATGCTGGATGATGAATGCAAGTTCATCCCTGTGCATCATGTAACAGCTTTGGGGCGATGTCATTCCGACTCGGATAAAACGGCGACGACAAAGATTCACATCGGGGCAAAACTCGATTTCAAAGGATTCATTAAAGCTGGTATAGATTTCATTTACGAGAAGTGCATCAAAGAGGGTCCGACCGACAATGTTAATTCGGGCGACGGCGCACAGATCGGCTCCTCGGGCTACCTCGCACAGATCGGCTCCTCGGGCTACGGCGCA